TGTGGCATGTGAAGGATAATAGATAAAATATCAGAAGAAATGAAAACTCAAAATATCTTCTGAGGTTAAGGAAGGGAAAAAAGGTCAGATACGTCTGACCTTTTTTATTATGGGTTTAGATAAAATAACCTGTGATTATATTTATGGAATATGGCAGACGGTAAAACATATGGTGTATTTTTCCCATTTAGGGATAGTGAACGTGGAGACTACGTAACCTTAACTCAAACTTCTGAGGATGAGATTAGGGCGGATTTGTTACACTTAATATTAACTCGTAAAGGTAGTAGGTATTATTTACCTGATTTTGGCACACGAATTTATGAGTTTATTTTTGAACCATTAGATGGTCCAACATTTGATTCTATTAAAGCGGATATCAGACAAGCGGTTGAAAAATACATACCAAACTTACAAATAAACAATATCACTGTTGAGCCATATTTAGACTCTGAACCATTACCTGGTGAAATTAACTATGAAGAGTTGGGTAACCAAATCTTTAAGATACCAGGACGAGGGACTGAAGAGTACACTGCGAAATTGAGAATAGATTATTCTATAGTTAATGGAACATTTTCATCTAAAGATTTCGTAATAATTAATATTTAATAGTATATGGCTAATCGTAGAATATCATACACAGAAAGAGATTTCGCAGGGTTAAGACAGGACCTGGTAAACTATACTCAACAGTATTACCCTGAACTGATTGCTAATTTTAATGATGCATCAATTTATTCTGTGTTTATGGATTTAAATGCTGCGATTGGTGATAACTTACATTATCACATGGACCGTAGTATTCAAGAAACGGTCTTACAATATGCACAACAAAAATCTTCAATATATAATATAGCCAGAACCTACGGGTTAAAGATACCTGGTAATAGACCATCAATTGCTTTGGTTGACGTTTCAATTACGGTACCAGCATTGGGTGACCAAGAGGATGAAAGATACTTGGGTATTATGAGAGCGGGTTCACAATTTATTGGTGCAGGTCAGGTATTTGAAAATCCAAACGACATCGACTTTAGTTCTCAATACAATAGTGATGGTTATCCAAACAGAACTAAGATTCCTAACTTTGATTCTAACAATAGACTTATTAATTATACTATTACTAAAAGAGAGGTTGTTGTTAATGGTTTAACAAAAACATTTAAAAAGGTTATCAGTAATAGTGATGTAAGACCATTCTTTGAATTTTTCTTACCTGAGAAAAATGTTATTAGTATTAATGCTATTATTCAAAAAGATGGTACTAGTTATCAATCACCACCACTTTATGGTGAATTTATCAATTCACCTGATAAATGGTACGAGGTGGATGCATTGGCTGAGAGTAGAATATTTGTTGAGGACCCTACAAAGCCTTCGGACCAACCAGGTATTAAAGTTGGTAAGTACATTGAAACTGAAAACAGGTTCGTATCTGAGTTTACACCTGAGGGGTATTGTAAGATTACTTTTGGTGGTGGTACAACAACACCTGAGGAACAACTACAAGAGTTCAGTAGAACAGGGGTACCATTAAGAATTCAAGATTATCAAAATAATATTGGTTTAGGTGTTACTGTAAAACCAAATACTACGTTGTTTGTACAATATAGAATTGGTGGTGGTAAGTCATCTAATGTTGGTGTAAATGTTATCACTCAATTTGGTACAACGAGATTTGACGTTAAGGGACCATCAGACACTATCAATCAAAATGTTATTAATAGTTTAAGATGTACAAATGTTACAGCTGCTATTGGTGGTGGAGACCTACCAACAACTGAGGAGGTACGTAACATGGTTTCCTTTAACTTTGCGGCACAAAAGAGAGCAGTAACTATCAATGATTATAATTCGTTGGTTAGAACAATGCCGAGTAGATTTGGTGCACCTGCGAAAGCCGCAATTACTGAAGAAGATAATAAAATTAAAATTGAACTATTATCGTATGACCCACAGGGTAAATTAACAGATTCAGTTTCAAATACATTAAAACAAAATATTGCCAATTATTTATCACACTATAGAATGATAAATGATTATATTCAGGTGACCACAGCAAATGTTATTGATTTAACGTTTGATATTTCTGTGGTTATTGATTCAACACAAAATCAGGGAGAGGTTATCACAAATGTTATTGATGGGGTAAACGATTACTTTACACCACAAAAACAACAGTTGGGTACAAATGTAAACATTTCTGATATTAGAAGAATAATTCAAAATATGCCAGGTGTGATTTCATTGGCAGATTTAAAAGTCTTTAATAATGTGGGGGGTAGGTATTCAAATTCACAAACATCACAAAGATATGTAGACAGTGAAACCAAAGAAATACAGTTAATTGATGACACCATTTATGCTGAACCTAATCAGGTATATCAGATAAGATTTATTGAAAGTGATGTCGTTGTTAGGGTGAAGACTTTGTCAAATACTGATTTCTCATAAATTACTACCATATACTTTTCTTAAAATCAAATTAAAATTAAGATGAATAACTATTTATCTTAAAAACTTATTATGCCAAAATCAATCAGAATAAGAACTGAACCTGGTGTTGATAAAAATATCAATATAAAGATTGACCAAGAGTTTGATTTCTTAGAGATATTGTCTTTAAAGTTAAGACAAGAAGATTTATACACACAATTCTGTGCTGACTACGGTGTGGTTGTTGGTCGTGTAATTGCCAATGGGGGTGTGGGTATACCAAATGCTCACATATCTATTTTTGTTCCTATTGACCAAATTGATGAGAACGACCCTGTTATCTCAACAATATATCCATTTAAATCTCCTGAAAGTAAAAACGAAGACGGGTTTAGGTATAACCTATTACCTTATGAAAATGAGTATTATGGTCATACCGCAACAGGTACGTTTCCAACGGATGAGGATGTCTTAACACGAAAAGAAGTTCTTCATGTATATGAAAAGTATTATAAGTATTCAGTAAGAACAAATGAATCTGGTGACTTTATGATTGTTGGTGTACCATTGGGTGCACAGAAATTGGTAATGGATTTGGACTTATCTAACATGGGTGAGTTCTCACTTAGACCTTCAGACCTTATTAGAATGGGTATGGGTGTACCTGCTCAGTTTGATGGTCAACTATTTAAAGCATCTGAAAATATTGATTCACTACCTCAGATTTTACACGATGTTAAAGACATTGATGTGTCGTCATTTTGGGGTGCTGATGATGTGTGTGACGTGGGCATCACAAGAGCCGATTTTGATTTAAGAGAGAGAGGTATTGAAATATTACCTCACTCGGTGTTTATGGGTTCAATTATATCTTCAAGTGAAGAAGATTTTTTAAAGGCGAGTTGCCGACCTAAAAAAGACACTGGTAATCTGTGTGATTTAACTGTAGGTCCTGGTCAGGTTTTAGCGATTAGACAGACTATTGAGGTTGATGAAAATGGTGACCCTGTGTTGGAAGAATATAAATTAGAAGAGGGTGGTAATGTTATTGATGATAACGGTACTTGGTTAGTAGATTTACCGATGAATCTTAATTATATAACTACAAATGAGTTTGGTGAAAGAGTAACTTCTAATGACCCAAGGGTGGGTATACCAACTAAAGCCAAATACAGATTTAAAGTTAAATGGCAGAATGAAGGTGGGTTAGATAATGATATTTTAAGAGCTAATTACCTAATTCCAAATATTAAAGAACACTGGGATATAGACCCTAGTAGTGATTATGGTAATCAACCTGAAGGTAAGTTTAATAAATCATATGCGTTTTCTTTAGATTGGAACGATTATGAAGACAAAGCTGCAGCCATAAAATGTGAGGATACATTCTATCAGTTTACCTTTAATAAGGTATATACAACCGCGGCTCATTTAGACCGTTTTAAATGGGGATTTAATAGACAAAAACATTTAGGTATAAAAAATATAACAGATAGAGATTGTATTACAGAAAATAATAAATTTCCAACAAATGAAGCACAAAGAAATTTCGACTTTTTATATTCTTTAATGTCTTTTATTTTGTTAATATTCACACCTGTCATATTATTACTAATTATTGTTGCTCACTTCTTATCTTTTATTGCGGAAATAATTATATTTTTTATAAACGCTCTTAGACCGTTAATAAATTTAGTTTATTTTCTTATATGTCCTGCGGTTGCATTTTTTAGTAAAAAGGTAAAACAAAGCGATTGTAGAGAACCTTTATTACCTGAGAAGGTTGAAAATCCAATAACCAATCTACCATTACCAATGTTAACATATCCTGATTGTGAGTCGTGTCCTTGTAAGTCAACTGCAAATGGTGGAAGTGCAGTCGGTACCGAAGAAAACCCAAAACCAGTTGAGCAACCTCAAGTTTTAGCAAGTGACTTGGCAGATTTTAATAATTATTTTAGATATAATGAAATTAAATGTGGTGATAGTGAAGTTGAAGACGAAT